CACCTCGCTTCACTCTTTTGAAACCCCTGGCTGAAGGATTTGGAGCGCCCGAATGGGGCTCCGGCAACGAAGGGAGCCCGAATGGGCGAACGTGGACCGGCCGGTAAGCGGCCAGAGGAGAAGCGCCGCCGCAACAAAGACGGCGGCGTGAAGACCGAAGGGAAGGCGACCCCCAACGTCAAACCACCAGCCGCGAAACGTGACTGGCATCCAATCGCGAAGGCTTGGTACAAATCGCTGGCTGACTCCGGGCAGAGCGAGTTCTACGAGCCATCCGACTGGGCGATGGCGCAGATCGTTGCTGAGTCGATTCACCGCGACCTTGAACCTCAGGTCATTGGGATAGCCCAGAAGACGGGCGAAGCTGTGGTGGAGAAGGTGCCGATGACAGGCTCCTCACTCCAGGCTTACCTGAAAGCGATGACCGCCCTGATGGTCTCCGAGGGGGACCGCCGCCGAGCTGGCATTGCGCTGGAGCGGGCGGGGGCGGGGGCCGAAGACAAGGCGAAAGAGCAGGCCGGGGTCGTCCAGATGGAGCAGTACCGCAAGTCCGCGAAGGGGTAGCGCCGCATGGCACCCGCCGCGCCGGTTTCGCTCGGCCCGACCTGGAGGAAGCGCGATAACGGCGAGTGGGACCTACCGCCAGAGAATCGGACGCTCGGTTGGCAGGTTCTCGAATGGACCTTCAAGTACCTGCGCCTCCCGGACGGCCCCGACGCCGGCCAGTCCTGGGTCTACACGCCCGAGCAGATGCGGTTCATCCTGCACTGGTTCGCAGTCGATGATCAGGGCCGGTGGATCTACCGCGACGGGATGCTGCGCCGGGTCAAGGGCTGGGGGAAGGACCCGGTTGGCGCGACCCTCTGCGCGATCGAGCTCGTCGGCCCGTCGCGCTTTGACGGCTGGGACGCCAATGGCATGCCGGTCGCTGTCTCGCATCCGGCTTCGTGGGTCCTGACCGCGGCGGTCTCCCAAGACCAGACGCGGAACACGATGACGCTGTTCCCTTCGCTGTTCTCGCCGGATCTCATTGACGAGGAGAAGATCGACCTCGGCAAGGAGGTCATCTACGCAAACCGTGGCAAGCGCCGCCTCGATGCAGTTACGTCTTCGCCGCGAGCCCTGGAGGGACCGCGCACGACGTTCACGCTCAAGAACGAGACCCAGCATTGGCTTGCGGCGAACGATGGCCACAAGATGGCCGAGGTCATCAACCGCAACCTCGTCAAGGCGAGGGGCGGCGCGGCGCGGTCGCTGGCGATCTCCAACGCCCACATGCCTGGCGAGGACTCCGACGCCGAGCACGACTGGGAAGCCTGGCAGAAGATCGAACAGGGGCGGAGTCGGGCGAAGGGGTTCCTCTACGACTCGCTGGAGGCCCCGCCGAGCATCGACCTCGCGGATGAGGAGCAGCTCCGCGCCGGCCTGCGCGCCGCCCGCGGTGACTCGAACTGGCTGGACGAGGACCGGCATGTCGAAGAGATCCACGACACGCGGAACTCGCCTTCGACCTCCCGCCGCTTCTACCTCAACCAAATCGTTGCGGCCGAGGACGCCTGGATCGAGCCCTTCCAGTACGACGCTCTTGGCCCCCAAGGCGATGAGACAGCCGAGCCGCTCGAGGATGGCGACGAAATCACGCTCGGCCTCGACCCCTCGAAGTCCGACGACCATACGGTGCTCACGGCTTGCCGGATCAGCGACGGTTACACGGTCACGATGCGAGCTTGGGACCCCGCGAAGTATGGCGGGGAACTCCCCCGCGACCAGCTCGACCAGGCGGTTGAGACAGCGCATGAGAAGTATCGAGTGGTCGCGTTTCGCTCCGACCTGCACCCGCTTGAGTCCTACGTCGACAAGTGGGCTGAGAAATATAGCCGCACCTACGTGGTCAAGGCATCCCCAAGGCATGCCGTGGCTTGGGACATGCGTGTTCTGAAGAAGGAGACGACCATTGAGGTCGAGCGCCTCTACGACGAGATTGTCGAGGGCGCATTCTGCCATGACGGGCATCCGATGGTGCGTCAGCACTTCCACCATGCTCGGCGGCGCCCGGATCAGTGGGGGGTATCGGTCGGGAAGGAGCACCGCGAGTCGGCTAGGAAGGTCGACGGCGTGTTCTCAACCGTTCTGGCACGGAGTGCCCGCCGGGCGGTGCTGACGAAGCGCGGTCGACGGGGCAAGTCCAAAGTTACGGTCCATGCGGGCTGAGAGGGGTGTGAGCGGAGTTGGCCGAAGGCAAGCTGCTTTCAAACAAGCAAGCGGTTGAACAGGTCAAGGAGCTGTACCCCCTCCACAAGGGCGAGCGGGAAGAACTCGACCTACTACGGCGCTACTGGAAGGGGCGGCAGAAGCTCCCCGCCGTCATACCGGCTGGCACCCCGGGAGAGGTCAAAGTGATGGCTCGCAGCTCGCGGGTCAACGTGATGCCGATCGTCATCAACTCGCTCGTGCAGGCTACCTATGTGGACGGCTATCGCTCGAAAAATGAGAGCGATAATGAGGCCGTCTGGGGAGCTTGGCAGGCCAATCGCATGGATGCTCGCCAGTCGGCCATCCATCGCGCTGCCTATGGCTATGGAGTTTCCTACGCCATCGTCTTGCCGGGAGATCCTGAGCCGGTCATTCGCGGCCTCTCTCCCCGCCGAGGCACGGCCATCTACGGGGAGGACCCGGACTGGCCGATGTGGGGGCTGGAGCGCGGCGATAACGGTCTATGGATGCTCTACGACGATTTTGCGACCTACTACGTCCAGTATGAGCCAAATCAGTCGAAGCCCGCCGAGTTCATCGAAAGTCGAGAGCATGGCCTGGGAGTAACGCCGTGGGTCCGCTATCTGGATGAGCACGACCTGGATGACGAAGATGAGGTCGAACCGGCCGATGGGCGGGAACGCGCTACCCCGACTCGCGGGCAGATCGCGCCGCTGATGCCCCTCCAAGATCAGATCGACCTCACAACCTTTGGCCTCCAGATCGCCCAGCACTACACGGGCTTCAGGCAGCGCTACATCATCGGCTGGGTCGGCGAGAGCGAGCAGCAGACGTTGAAGGTCGGCGCAGGGCGAGTTGTGGCGCTCAAGAGCGATGACCCTGAGCAGAACAAAGACATCAAAGTCGGCGACTTTGCCCAGACTGAGCTACGGGGATTCATCGAATCGCGTGAGGCGTCCCTGCGGCATACCGCAACGCTCTCGCAGACGCCCGTGCACGAGGTCGTCGCTGGCATGGCTAACCCGCCCTCAGCGGAGGCCCTGGTCGCACTCGACATGAGCCGCGACCGCAAGGTCGAGGAAAGGCATTCAAGCCTTGGGGAGAGTCATGAGCAGACCTTCTCTGTGGTCGCTCGCGCGAAGGGAATCTCAGTTTCGGACGATGCTGAGGTGAAGTGGCGCGATACATCGGCGCGCGCGTTCACCAA